CCATCTTTTTGATTTTTATTTTCATATGATTTTGATAGACAGTCAATATTAGATTGATTATCAAGGGAATATCATCTTTTGTAACCACTTTGTCAGCAAAAATCAAGTCAAAGTTCTTTTTGCATCGGGCTTTGAATTCAGGATCATCCAAAATTTGGTCAACCAGAGTCTTGACAGTCGGGCTTATGAAACTCATTTATGATACTGTGTATATTTTATTCTTTAACCAAACACACAACCAAACACACAACCAAACACACAACAAAAAAGACTACCTAAACTACGGAGTGGAGTGTGAAACATTTAATCTAATGAAACTGGTTGATCATCATAAATTTCCCTCCACCAATCAAACATAAATTTGTTTACAGGGAAATATTCTTCAGTTATCTTACTGTCGGATATTATATAAACATCCTCCATTTTTCTACATCTAGATATAGCTGTATACAATAGATGTTCCTTTTTTGTATAGTTTGGAATGATCTCAGGGATATTGCTGTAATGTATCAATACTGGAAAGTCAAGTGTTTGTCCCTGTAATTTATGGATAGTTATCGCAAACGCTGTAATGATCGGAAAGGCTGTTACTCTCAAGGTATTCCAATCAGGGTGTTCAAATGTAGATTTAACAATCTCAATAGGTTTATCTATACCTTGAAACTTTATGATTATAGATGATACTACTCCACCAGAATGGTTAATCTTTACAATCTCACCTAATGAACCATTCCTAATTGGTAAGTTTGTCTCATTTTTACGATACATTACTAATTGACCTACGGTTATTGTAAATTCAGTATTCCAGGTATATGTTCCATTTTCGTATCCTCTAATAACATGATAACTACCTAGGTCATCCATATAATTTAATCCATCTGTATGGATTTTACATAGTTCTTTTTTAGTATATCCGGATTCTGCATTTAATTGTATGAAATCTTCAATCGGTATAGGATCTCTATCAATAATATACCTAACACCCTTCAGTTTATTCATGTGTTTATTATTGAGGTTTTCAATAAAATCGCGCCTGAATGAAGTCTTCAATGATTTATGATTTAAATCATATAATTCATTACCCGATACTAGACTAGATCTAGCATATACACGAGAATTTAATAAGTCTAGTATGCGTGATTTTTCTTCAACCGATTCACATAAGTTGAATCCGGTGCGACAATGAAATAATACATTCCTCCACGCTTCATTGTTGCACCTCATGTTTTCAGTAAAATGTATAATATTACCTTGGGTTAATCCAAACAATGTCATAAATGCTGGGTTATAAATAATCAGATCTGTTTTTGTTAGTGGTTTTGAGTTTTCTTTCTTTTTCGCATTAATATAAGGTTCACATGTGTTTTTTATAGCTGGTAATTGTAGAGGATCAAGAATCATTACGACTTGCTTGTTGTTGAAAAGAATATCAGAACTAGTCTCATAAACCATGTGAAATGTATTCAAATACGTATCAAATAATCCTGATATGATCATAGAACCTTCATCAAACACTAGTCGTGTGTATTTATCAAAGAACTTCTTTAATTTATCTAGATTTTTCGCGATTGAATCTTTTACTTTCATCCAATTCCATGCAGATAGCGATTTTGATCCTAACATAAGAGTAGAATGGATTGTCCTAGCATCACTACTTAAGTTTAAAGCCGCCATGCCAGTGGGACAAATGAATAATGTGTGTTCATCATTGATTAATTCACATAAATATGATTTACCAGTTCCACCTTGACCCACTATACATACATTCTCACCCTTGATAATTTCCTCATAAGCACGTAACTGCTGTGAGTTTAGATTTTCACTCATTATTGTAATCGTTGCCTCCTGTATAACTTAGTATTAAATCAAATTTTAAAGTAAATTTGATTTAAACATACAACATTCTATTCATATAACAATGTTTAAAGTATCTGAACAATATATTAATTGTCGTTGTGGTCTTCATTTAAAAGAATATCAAAAAAACGATCCTAACTCAGGTAAATTGGGTATAATCAATAGCAAAGGTAAATTCACGAGTTGTCACAAGCATGAACATATTTCGAGAGAGACATATAATGAAGTCATTCCTCAAATAATAAGCGAATTCGTCAATGCTGGATTCGTAAATACAAATGCTCATTTTGAAAAGTCATTAGATAGTATGGAAGAATATAAACACCTTACACAAATGAATGTTCATCCGAATGAAATAACAGCTCAAAAAACGTCAAAATCAAATAAATTAATTCGCAAATACATGCCTCATATCTATGAAGTAGAAGACCACCGTGGTAACAGTATGATTACTAGGTGGACAGAAGCTAATTTAGTGAAAGCATTTAAATCATTGGATAAACCGAATGCCACTGTAAATAGTAATTTATCAGAAATAAAACGGGCCATTAAATTCAATCCAATTACGATCTACTCACCTATTATGAGTAAATCTATTATTCGGGAATTAGATTGTAAAACTGTCTTTGACCCTTGTATAGGTTGGGGTGGGAGAATGTTGGGAACAACTTGTTTAGGGAAGGATTACCATTATACAGGTTGTGAACCATTTACAAAAACATATGACGGTTTAATTAAAATTCGTGATGATTTAGGAATACAGCAACAAGTTGAACTTTATAATAAACCGGTTGAACAAATCATAGAAACAATTCAGGATAAAACCTTTGATATGTGTTTAACAAGTCCTCCATATTATAATCTTGAGGTTTATTCACATGAAGATACACAATCAATACATTCATTCAATACGTATGATTCTTGGATAACAGGTTTCATCAAACCTATTATAGATTATGTGTGTTCCCATGTAACTAAATATAGTTGTTGGTCTGTTAAAAACATAAAAAGTGACGGACAATACACTTTATTAGATGATGTAATTCAATTGCACAAAGAACACGGTTGGATATTGGAAACTCAATATTCAATAAAAAAGAATACACAAAAGAGTAAATCTACTGATGGAGATGTAACTTATGTGTTTGTTAAGAAATAAATTTAGGATTGTGCCAATAATAGTATTTTTCATTGTAATTTTTAGATAACTCTATACATTTCCGTATGTTTGTCCCATATACACATCGTTGATTTTGTTTTCTAGGTTTATTTAGATTCTTTATACGACTATTATAAAGAATATGTTCTTTAAATTTGTAAATACATACAAATTCAGATGTATCTTTATTGATAGGTGATATCACAAAGTTCGCTTCATAATTATCGCAATTTAGTTTATGTGGTGATATATTATTTATTTTATCATAACTTTCATCATTTATATTTACATTGGCTCCTAGGTAATTTTTATTCACTTTTGTTGGTTTAAATTCATAGGGTTCATTGGTAGTTTCATCAATTCCATCCCACCCGTGTTTTGTTTCTATATTGGTTATGTTTAATAGTTTGGATAGTTGTCCTTCAAATATATCACTAGACGCAGATGAGGTTAATCCTATTATTGAATATCGTGCAATCCGTTTATCTTGTTCTGGTGTATTTGGATTATTAATCACCTTCTCACAATAAATTCTATCATTATACAAAGTCTCTATATATTTTTCATTTACTCTAAGTTTACACTGTAATCCTGTATAATAGTTTATTATATTGTATTCTGTATGAGTCCTGTAATAATCTTGGATACTCATAATATAATTATATGAGAAACCGATACTTTAAGTAGTGTTTGTTAAATTTGATTTAAACAGATATCTAGTAATATCAAACAATAACTATGGACGAATTTTTGAGTGGATTGGCGAATTACACCGAAAAGGGAAATCCCTATCATTCTATAGACGCGTATCCGGGGACTGAGTTTGAAGAAACAGAAGCTATCTTGAAACTATTCTATCCACTCATCGCATTTCAGTTTGAGAATGGCCTTCGTATCATTCTAACGAACGGACTAATCAAGGAGGTTTTCGGAAAATTAGATTTCCGGTATTATCTGAATTATATGATTTTACCGAGTATAGAGAAATACCGAAACTCACTTCCGAAACTCTCAGATATGGAAAATGATTTAGCGAGTTTATCAAGTATACGATATTCAAAAGGTTATTCAAAAGAAACTAATTATAAGGAAGAATTTATGAACGTCTATTTTCCCGGTGTTGATTATGAAGAGGATTACCAAGCCTATACACAATTTGGAAATCAAATACCAAAACCAGAAACAACAGAATTTCAGAAACGGATAAATCTGCCTAGGGTTATTTCATATTCGGTGGATGATCCCGAAAGAGATAATCGGATAAATTACCTCCGTTATAAAGTAAAAAATCACAAAAATAATCTGAAATGTATTCAACGAGTAATTGAGTTACTTATACGCTTTGATACTCACTTTGATACAGCCCTACAAAAAATAGAGAATTATCTACGTGTGATACAGTATACAGGGGTTCACGCACTGGTGGACTATTCGTGAATTGTTCTTATTCGTATCCTAGGTGTTTATCATTTAAATTTTCAGTTTCAAATTTATCTTCAATATGATTCATATCGTCTTCATCATAGGTATGATTCACTTCACGTCTCCTACACAAACGACACAGCCTACACCAACATAGTTTTCTTATAAAATTAGTATGATTTGCGTGTTGCTCCATAAAGTTTATATTTCGTAGATTTAGTCGTCTTTCTTTGCGAGGAGCGCTAGATTGATAACTTTTCATTGTTTTGACTCCTATCATTTTTTCTAAGGAGGTATCTAATTCTTTTTTAACATCCACAATATGAGAATATTCTCTATCTAATTTACCTAATGTGGAAATCCAATCTTTTTTACGATCTTCATCAAATTCTAAATGAGAAACATATCCAGTTTCTATGTCGGCGTCTCTAGATTCAGTGGAATCTCGTAAATCAGGCTGGTCATACGAGTTCAGGTGTTTTTCTACTATAGTTCGGTTCAACTGTTCTTTATTTTTATACGCACGACGTTCCGTATAGTTACGATTATTTTGTAGCTCGGTAGATGATTTCATATAATAACTTTTATATCTCCAAGGCCGTATCATTTCTAAATTACTGCGAATACGATTAATGGGTTCAGTATAAGACTCTTTCAGTTTTTCCACGTTGGTTTCTCGTTGTTGAAAACTGAAATGACGCTCTGCTGCGATTACCAAAGCGGAATACGTGCTAATGGATAAAGTAGCGATAGAAACAGTGGAGCTATACGTTGACTTTTCGATATCACCATCATAACTCGGTATAGACTGTAGAGTAGAATTCGCGATCATTTCATAGGAAGTATCGGGTTTAAATAAGATTTCATAGGTTTTAGAATCTAAGGCCTGTATAAATGAACTACCTATACTCAGGGTAATCACGCTCAATTGTATCATACTATTGATACGTTTCAAATATGTTTGATACAAATCCAATCTCTTTTTAGTCACGGTGAGTTTATCATACAATCGGATGAATAAATTATAATACACTTCACATTTTGATTCAATCATACTCATATCCACCGTATCATTCTTTTTTAATTCGTGTTCTGTTTGAATTTTCAAGATCAGTTTATCTTGATTCACTATCTTGGTATCCAGTTCTTGTTTCTCTGATTTGAGTCGTTGAATACGTAAACTAGCCCCGTCCAATTTATCAGATACTTCTAGGGTATATTTTTGGAGGTTATCATACTTATTTACTATCAAATCAATCAATCCATCTCGTTTCACAATCTTAGTATGTAAATCATTCTTATCACAATCTACATATCCTTTTTTACGTTCTTCATCGAATTCGTCAAACGCTTGGTCGTTACTAGTAGTAATTAACCGACACTTTTCAGGCAAAGGAGGGGCTTTAGGAATAGGTTTTTTAGGTTTCTTAGGTTTCGTAGATTTCTTCGTTTTTTTGGATTCTTCTGACTCCTCTTCTAAACCCAGATCTACCTCCGAATCCGACTCCAAATCCAGTTTCGGATCCGGTTCCAGACCCAGGTCAGGCACCGGTTCTGGTTCTGGTTCTGGTCCTTGTTCTACAGGACACTTTTCCTTAGATGGAAGTTGCTTTTCCTTAGATGGAAGATTCTTCTTAGATGTAGTTCGCTTAATAGCCTTAGTCGGAACCACGGGTTCAGTATTAGTCTTAGACTTACTCCCAAAAAACATTATAGCCTAACTCTATATTTTAAATTCATTGTTTAACTTTGATTTTACTTTGGTTCATTTTGTTAGATATTATAAGTCTAAGAAAACAAACAACAAAACTAAGTGTAAACCTTGTGGTAGAATTGGACACAGTGAAATAATTACTACAACCACATAGATTGCTATCAAATCTCACTCGTATCAGGGTCCAAACATGTATGATATTGATTGTTTTCATCTATCACCAAACAATCATTCGGATTAAGTAACATTATTTCACGATGAAATAAACCAGAAGAAACAGGTATATGGTCTATGAAATAACCATCGCAAGTAACACCGGTTTTTTGGCATACCGTTTTAATAATTACTGGAAGATCAGAGTCCCCAAGAGCCCAATTCGAGTATCTATTTATAACAGCACCATCATATCCTTCTTCTCCTGGTTCTCTCACTCTACCGTATTTGCGTCTACAGAAGGTTATATATGGTAAAGAACCCGATATTATTTTTCCATCTCCCATTAGCTCCTTATATGCAGGCCTAGACGTCCACTTTTTGCGACGAGTCACACGATTCAAAGCCATCCGCATCTGCTCCGCATACTCTACGGAATCATCGATATTATCTAATAACCAATCTAAATTCACGTGATCCATCAAGTTTAATAAGACTAATGGTTTCTTAATTTTGTAAACCATCATTTTCTTATCGGGTCCCGAGTATAAATCTGCCACATATTTATCACTATACCACTGCGGATAGTCAAGACGGTAGTCACATGCGACACCTTGTGAAGCTGGATCACCAGGACCAGCTCCCTTATATAAAGTATAATTCGTTGGTAGAAATAAGACTTCACCTGGGATACCTCCAAAACCAATTTGTCTAGGATTTAATCCAAAATGGTCAATTTCTTCCCCTAAATTTTCACCTGTATGAAACACATCTATGGGGATGGCTGAAAGTGTTTCTGGTGTAATACCTTCTATATAATTTGTTGGACATTTTGAGGTATGTAATGGAGACTGATTCCTTTCCCAATCAGATCTAGTAATATGAGTAATATTATAATCTTTATCAACGATACCTCTTTCAAACGTTAATGTATAACCTGATTTGGAAAGGTCTTTCATAATATCTTTCGCAGACAAAAAATTATCGGGTAATTCAAGATCATTCATTTTTTTTAATACCAAACCCGGTGTAACCCCCTTACTTTCCGCTGGGGAACCTGGTTTTACTTTGGATACAAAAGGGTAATTTTTACCGAAAACGATACCAGGCTTTTCACCTGCATTAAATTCAATTATTAGAGATTTATCAGATAATTGAGACTCTAACTCAGCCATTCTTCTTTTACGACTACCTACTGCTAATGTATAATCCTCCCCCGCTGAAGCCAGCTCCAAGGCCTGGGTTTTTCCTGAGTTAGGTTCGCCCCCTGTAAACACCTTCTTCCTATAAGTATTATTCCTTCTCTTTTTATAGTTCCTTCTCTTTTTATAGTTCTTTACCTGTGTAGCTGTTTTCCGTCTAGTATGCTTCTTATTCCTTTTTCTCGAAACATTTCTACGTGAACTTCTTCTACCCGAAATACTCATTTATTATATATATAAATATATAATATTTATAAATATATAATATTTATGACAGAATTAAAAAAAAAGTATATAGAGTATATAAAAACAAAGAAGTATTCTCTAAAGAGGAAACAAACGGATGATTTTAGGGTAGCTACATATAATATACATTATTGGACGGATGTATGGGAAAATAATTCGTTACATAAAATTATGGCTGATATTCAATATATCAATGCTGATATAATATTTTTACAAGAGGTAATCTTTGGTGTTAAATATACGGTTAATAATAAAACTATCAATACAGAATCAGTTATAGATAAATTAGATAATTTAGGATATTATACAATATTTTGTAATACATTACCGACTTGGTTTGGTGGTATATATGGAAATATGATGTGTATTAAAAAAAAATACAGGAAATTTATAAATGATACAAATTATACGTTTTCAAAATCAGAAAAAAGTTGTATTGTAAGTGGAAATATAGAGGGGACAAAAGAAACACGATGTTATATAAAATTAGAATTTCTAAATTATTTAATTGTAGGAGTTCATTTAGACGTATGTTCAGAAAAAGAAAGAAAATCACAAATAAAACATATAGTCCGGCTATTGAATAAGACTAAAAATAAAAAAATAATATTATTAGGAGATTTTAATACTACTGATATAGGCCAATATGAGGATAAAATTGTTAGACAAAATATATTAAAATTTATATTCAATGATAATCGTTATCAAATGAATAATAATATTATCAAAAGTTTATCTAAACAAAATTTTAAATCATCCACAAAGAGCTTAAATATAAATTTAACAGCTTGGAGTGGTATACAAAGTGATTATATATTGTATAAAAATATCAAAACTAGTAAACCACAAATATTATATACAACTAATTCTGACCATTTACCTATCATAATTGATATACGTGATAATAAAATTAATTTAAACCGAGGGAAAACATTGAAAAAGAAATAGCCTATCAAATACTTTAGATTATTGTCTTAACTGGATTCCTTAGTATCCGCATCTTCAAAGAGTGTATATTTCGTTTCTTCTGTAATGGGTTCCATCGGTGTTACCATTTTTTGTATGTCATTGAAGAAATTATCTAGGGTTTGTGTTTCATCAATGTCCTCGTCTTGTTTATCGAGTGTGATTACTTCTTTCATTATGGACGCATTGGTATCCTTAGTTATTTCTGGTTCTGTTGGTTTCCCTTCTCCTCCTACCTTCTCTACGGTGGTTGTATCACTCTTGGTTAGTGAGGGATATAAGTTAGAAAAGGAAAATGGATTTGACTCATCTAATTTCTTGACGGTCGTAGAATTCTTGGCTTGGAGCTTCGTATCCTCAGGCTTCGTTCCATCGGGCTTCGTTCCATCAGGCTTCGTTCCATCAGGCTTCGTTCCATCAGGCTTCGTTCCATCAGGCTTCGTATCCTCAGGCTTCTTGCCCTCAGGTATCAATCCCGTTAGTTTGGGTGGTTCTTGGGATACTGGTGCTTGGGATGGTAAGAAAGGATCGTCAATTTTAATGACGGATGCGGATTTTTCGGGATTCGGTGGTTTTTGGTCGGTGGTGACTGGTTTGGCTTCGTCTAATTTCAAGAGTATTTCAGGAACTTGGATATCGGACGTTAAACTGTCCAAGGGTTTTTGTAAATCTTTTACCATTTCTTGAAGTTTTTCATCACTTTTCTTGGGGGAATGAACTGTTTCAGTCACAATATCTACATTATCATAGACAGGCTCAACCACCGGTTCCGTTATATCATTCAATACGATTCCCTGAGTCGCCTTTTCAATCTGTGATTGAGACGGGTCATCGGGATGTTGATAGGGGTCCTCAATTATTACCAGAGGTGGTTCATCTTCCTTTGGTTCATCTTCCTTTGGTTCATCTTCCTTTGGCTCAAGGTCTATTTCTTTTGTAAATTGAATATCCGAAGATTCCTCAGTCGGTTTAGAGTGTTCTTCTTCCACTGAGTCTTCGGTGTCAGCTCCTTCGGTGTCAGCTCCTTCGTTGTCAGCTCCTTCGTTGTCAGGCTCTTCGGGTTCATCCACCGGTTCAGATGGGGTTTGGCCCGCCACTTTCTTAATTTCATCTACCAACATCTTCATATCAAACGCCGGTTGAGGTGCTTGCTTGGGTTCATCGTAGGTTTCTAAATGTTCTTTTAAGATTTCTTTAATCGGTAGTTGTCTGCGAATCGTATCCTCAATCACCGATTTAATCATATCTTCCACTTGTTTCATATTTCTTTGATATTCGTGTCCCGGAACTTGTTCGCTAAATAAATACGGGTTTTTCCATACTTCACGAGCAATATTAATATACGTTTTATGAATAAACGTGGTTGTTTTGGGTATCGTGACATTGATTTTATTGTAATTTTGATTGGGACCAATTGACATCAAAATGCGTGTATGACTAATAAATACCGCTGTCAATAGATCATCTAACCAATCGCATTTAGACATCCGAATGATTCTCTCCGTTTCAGCCTCAATTATTTCAGCATTCCATTTAGGCACATTTTCCAGCAATGAACGAAAAATATACAAGATAGAGGTCGTTTTTTGAGCATAAAGACGCTTGGAATCATCATAAATAGATCGTATTCCGTCATACATATTCATATACAAAACATCTACTAATTGTTTTGTGTATTCTAGCTTTGCCTGAGCAAAAATAGCCACATTAGAATCTTCCATAGTTTTAATGTGTTGGTCAATATTTTAATTATCAAAAAGAAACTCTTATAAGAATTTAGTTACGTCTAGATCGTCGGTTACTTCTTCTGCGAGTTTTGGATCTACGAGATTTGGCTCTGCGAGATTTAGTTCTGCGAGATTTACGTGCGACGCGCTTCTTAGTTGAGGGTCTTCTACGCCTTCTCTTAGAACGTCTACGGCGCTTTCCACCACCCAAAGTGCCTTCTTCATCAATTGCGTTTTTATATCGGATATATTCTCCCATACCCGTCGTTGATTCTCCCTTATAGTCTTCGTCAAATTTTTTTATCATAAAGTTCTGCAAATCCAAATTTTTGGGTGCCTCTTTTAATATATAGTCAGATGCGGGTCCAATAATTTTCCCTCTCTCCATAAGTATGGGGTCTATCCATATGAGGCTGGTATCACCACTAATGTATATGGATAGTAGTTTTTCTATCATTTTATCATATTCCGCTTGTTTTTCGGCTTCAGTGAATTTCTTCAATGTTATTGGTGATTTCTTGCTCATTTTTATACTATATACAATATTTTTTAGGAAACTTTAATAATTATCGGAAATCAAACGATATACGATACACTATCGGAAATCAAACGATATACGATACACTATCGGAAATCAAACGATATACGATACATCTTTGTATCACGCCCCTGTGTTTCATAAAAGAAATCAGATAACATTGTATCTTGAGTAATTTTGTCTTGATCTTTGAAATAATTCGGAAATCGAAATTGATACGAGTGTAAATCAAACACATCTACCGAAACATCATAACTTATACTCTTAAAATAGTGTTTCATTAACTCTATGTTGTCTTGGGTTAATTCAGTTAAATCAACTGTGCCATCTGAGTTGGACCACATATGTTTTAAGCCTCCAATATAAATCATTAACAATTGTTCAAAGATATGTAAATGAGTATTTTTCCCATCCGGAATATCGGGACACTCTAATTGGATAGAGCCCTCGGGTTTCGGGTCTGAACCAAACATATACACTAGAAAATCATCGGGGTGTTCTTCTTCAATAATTTCAGTTGACATTATTATTGAACAATAAAATAGTAATTGATATAAAACTTACTTAGATAACCGCACCCATCTATCTACGGCGCTTTGACCTACGCTTTGACCTACGCTTTGACTTACGCTTTGACCTACGCTTACTTGTATATTTCTTTTTTGTTTTTCTACGATTCTTTCTTGAGGCTCGTTTAGATCGTCTACGGCGCTTTCCACCACCAAAACTATCATCATCATCATCATCATCATCATCATCAGGTTCCTCAAGATCGTCAACAGGTCCCCCGTCATCTTTATTTATCTGAGCCTGTGCTTGAGCAGCTTGAGCTGCAGGTATCAGTTCATCCATCTTTTCTATGATTTTTCTACGATTGCTATTCACTACGGAATAAAAATCCTTAACAGTCATTCTCGTTCCCCTCGGTAATACTACTTCACTAACTGCCATTGTAAAACACTGAGCAAGTAATTCTAAATTTGATGGTTCTGGAAATTCTCGTAAAGCATTTACTATATCGGTCCCTTCATAATTTTTAAAAAACAGGTAGCGCGCATATTTATCGTTAGGCTCAGCATTCTCGGCAGACACTTCATAAGTCGTCAGAAAATGATCGAAACTTTTCAGGCTTCCATGTGTCAAACTGTCTGATAATTTAGGTCTTTGAGCATATCCTAATAACAACATTTATACTTTAATCAATATTTTTTTCAGGCATAGATAACAAACTATCTTCAAACGCATCAGTCTAACGGACATCCAGGGGCCCGACATTGACGAGGACACATATCATACAAACTGATTCTTCCAGGATAGGCGCTTGTTTGTTCTTCGGTATCAAAATCACTGACATCACTCACATCCATCGGTTCTGAGTCACCTACTAGGGAACTCTCTAATAAAAAGTATTGCTTACACATATCATTCCAATCTTGTGAGTCTTCAGAAATACTTTGAATGGTTTCACCGAGTCTAGAAATTTCGCCTTCAGAATACATCTCTATGGGGCTATCCACGGGACATTCGGCTCCTATTTTCTCACTTGAGTTGGAGAGAGGATTGCTTTCTAAACAATAACATTGATTTTCCACCCCAATACCGAGATATCGGTTGTTTGAATCGTGACTATTGCAAATTTCGGCGCAGGAAACATAGGGATTTTCTAATTCATCTCCAGTTAACTGATAACAGTTTTCAATAATACGAGTGTTCGCAGTATCACTGGCTAAGTCACCCAAATCAGAACCAGCCAATCTACCAATGATACATCCTCCAAAGGTAGTTCCAACTACTGCCGAATCATCGGTATTCTTTAATGTGAAAAAGGTGGGACTATCATCATCATTCACCAAAACCTGATCCACTTTGTAAGCTCCGTTCTCTAAGGTAGTTTCAATGTCATTGCAACCACTCACTTGAACAATATCATCGGAAGACCAATCTTCACCTGGGTTAATGGTGACCTCACCCGTTCCAACCACCACCATAGGACGAGCCTCTATGGCTGATTTACTCTCTCTGCATAAGTGATCTTCCTCTATCGGTGTGTTTCCATTAGATTCTAAATACTGACTCGTGACACAGCGATTAATCGTCAGCGGGTCATACGAAATAATCATATCACCCCCCGAAGACACCATCGGAGCTGGAATTTCATTACAACTAAATTCATATGTAGGAAATTGAATATTACAATTACCAAAGTCATCGCATAGATGTTTTACATATTGATGAGATCTATCTTGTTCATCGGGTATATCACTTCCATCGTCTAGTTCAGGTGAGGGAACATTACACGTCAATTGATCTCCACGACAACCGATAAACTGACCGGGAGTTGTTTCACGAGTCACACACTCTTCTCCATTCCACTCACAGTGACTCTGGTTTCCACACGAATCACCGTCATAATCACCACAATTCACACAACTCTCAACACTACCGAGTAACATATCATACAAACTCTCTATGGACGTTAAACGATTGTAAATATCTAGAATATCCTCACTCTCATCCGATCCAAGAAAATTACGTATATCATTGGATTCACTACCAGACTCTAACATACCGGTTTGCACGTCTAACGAATCATCTCCCGCTCCTCGTCCAATCCACTGACGATCATCGTCACGAAACATCACAACACCAAAGTCCTCTATTGGGTCACCTGAAAAGTAAGCTAATTGATTCATAGGAGCCTGCGTCACTTGTGTTTCGGCACAATTACCACACGTAGCTAAACAAGCTTCCCATCCCTCAATTTGACGATCATCTCTATCATAACAACTCGCTCGGCTACCGATATCACTACAAGATAACCGTTCATTATCCTCGGTAGTCACATACCAATTGGGATCATCCACACACAGATTAAAATCAATTTGAAGTCCTTCAATCACCTTACAAGAACACAGGACTACAGATAGTAAAAAAATGACCACGACTAAACAGAGTGTTTTATTCAATGAAGCCATATATATATATGTCAATAAAAGAATTAATAGGCAAAAGAGTGCAATGAATGTGTATATGGATTGTGTTTGAAGGGATCTAATAAATCACCTTCAATACGATACGCAATTTTATCATTGTCAAGCGTATCTTTATCCCTTGTATATTCACAGGGTTGATCTGTAGGTATTTCTTGGTAAACCCGATCTACCCCAGTCATATGATGAGTAAAGTAATCGCTTTCAATTTTCTTGATATCCAGATTGATCGTATCCATACCGTTGGTTAGTTTGGTTGATTCGGTTGTAGGTGCTCTTCCTTGAGCAATGATTTCTTTATTTGGATTCAAATCAGCTCGGAAGTATTGGTCTTGAGACATGCCTTGGAGCGTGGTGCTAGATGAACCACCCTTGTATTCAAACAAGACCGTTTCTTTTTTACTGGTTTTAGCTCCGTCTTGATTATACACTTGCTCTTTGGGAATTGAGAATCCAGCTAATCCTTGATGAGTTCTTTCAGAGGTAACTTCACGTTCATTGGCATACACTTTGTAACTTCCTTGGTTGTGATCATCATCTACAAAAACTTCTTTACCAAACAAATTGCGTGTTGTATCCGAAGCCAGCTGTTGTTTGTCGCTTTCTTTAAACATAGGACGTTTTTGTTCCGATGAGTTGATGGATGATCCAGGTGTTCCTAGATCTTGGCGATTGAGATACTGACGGTTGGTTTCTGGGAGAATTTCCGCGGGACGAACCAATCCCCCGTCAATCGCTCCTGTCGTAACCAACCACCGATCGGCAGTATTCTCATAATCTTGATCGGGTAAATGCTTATAGACTTGTCCTTCCACACTGCGATGGTCCACTCCTTTTCCTGCTAAAACCTTTCCTCCAAAGGATACTTTTTGGTTACTGAGAGCTCGTATGTTATCCACACTATTTCTCTGAGCGAAGATTTCACCAATATCACGATTCACTCCACTTTTTTGGTCTATGTGAGCCACACGTTCTCGTTCAAAAGGTAATTCATCGGTCTTATACATACCCGGGATATAGCGGTCTTGCTCTACCGCCGGACCGGTATCTGACATACCAAACACATTACCAACATTCATTTGAGGAGGTAAATTCAAATTCACCTCGGTTTTGTTCTGATAAAACTCACTTTGAAAGCCTCCTTGGTGTTGGTTCAACATACGTGTATCGTTGAAATTGACGGCTGGCGGACCTTCTCCACTAAAAAAAGGCTCGACTTTGATACCTTGATCATTCACTAAAAAATTATTCTTATCAATGGGATTTCCATCTAAACCCATCAGAATATCCGATTGAGGAACGACTTCTTTATCTTTGGCATTGAAATCCGATACCATAGTGGAACCATTGGATAGAGTTTGTTGAAAATTATCTTGAATCATCTGAGCTTCCATGGCTTGCGCATCTTTGACATTATTCAAATCATAGATAGATGAGTTTGAATTTTGAAATACCTGAGGTTTTACATTCGTCTCTATTCTATGGGATTTGCTATCTTTATTCATTAGATACCCGACTCCCGCAAGTCCTAGTAAAATCGCTCCTTCCATATATACTCTCTTAATATTTTATTTCATCAATTAAACATCAAACAATCCTTTAATTTCAAGGGGTAGATCTTGATGAGTGAAATGTGTTTTCATGATATCTTGAAAATGACCTATCAATTGAAAGTGAGCTCCATTTTCATGTAATAGAATAATGGTAGGTTTGTCTTTATCGTAAATTGTCATCAAAGGATAGGGTTCATAGGTGTCGGTAAATTCATTCTGAGTTAAGATGAATAAATTGATAGTGAGAGTTTGAATGAGTAATTGTATTAGTAAATAGTCACCCCAATATACATTACCACTCGTCATAACTTGTTGTTTGAAATCTTCAAGTGAATCAATGGAATACGGATCCCAAGATTCTTCAAAATCATCCAAATCTTTCATAGACCGATAACACGAGATAATTTGATTGTATTGTTCTTGAGTAATACTTTCAGCCACTAATCTTCGTATATCACTGGCTTCATAATAGTCTTGTTGAGTTGAATTGAGAGAAGAGGCAATACAGTGAAATAAACAATCCCCATCATCCCCACATTCCAAACAACCAAATAAGGAATTATTCGGATAGGGATTGTGCACTTTATTTAATCGGGTGATCCATTGTTTGTGAAGTTTGCTCCAGCCTAATTCAGCTAACAATTGATGCCAATTATGACGTTTCACTTGTTTGCAATTTGAATAGGTCTTATTGTCTTGAATGTAAATTGTATCGGATAAATAATGTTCCATTGTAGTTAGTTGAGATATTTTATATTTAGGTAAAATACCAAAGAATATCAAATTTAAAATACGATTTATCATAAACGAGAATGGTAACCTTAGAGAATAGCGCTCAACAACCTCAACAACCTCAACAATGAGTTTTGTGAGCATCTAAGGTTTGAAGCACAGTATTCTCACCCAATCTACGAAACGGTTCTACCGCATTCTTTTGAGGATCAATCGGGAGAAACTCCCAACGATTGATACCAAATTCACGGAAATCAAATGAAGGGCTAATATGTTGAACTTTGGATGGTTTATAGTAATCATCTAACGAAGACCCACTCGTCTGAGTTGTTTCATCGGGTTGATACTGTTTAAAAAAGTTCTTGGATAGAGGACGACTTAGGTTTCGTAAGTCAGATTGAGCTTCAATCAACGTTGTTTGAGAATCCGGCGAAGCTTGTGATTCACCGTAAGGATTGACGCCCGAAGGCCCTTTGTAATCTTGTTTCATAATGTTAAGTGAGTTTGCGACTTGTTGTAGCCCGGGTCCTTGTGACTCAAATACATCAGTGTAGTTCATTATATACTTTACACTAGATATTTATTATTTGGGGACATACGTTTTTTCCTGACATCTGCGAAGATAATCGTTGTTTCGTTGCATTTGTCTAGTGGGTAAGCCACCCCGAACCCACGACTGAAGAGAATCTTCTGGAATAATGTGAGTTGGGTCTTGGACTTCATCTTGGAGACGAGGAATCATAGGGGTGAAAAAATTTCCAATGGTGACACCCGATAAACTATTGCAGGCTCGGTCATCGCTCGCAAAGTTACCCGATTGAATCACCGATTCCACATCCACATCTTGGTATCCCCGAATCAAACTGGCGGTAGTCAAATGAGGGCGTTCTGTAAGTTGGTGAATGTAGCGTTTATTGGTGGCTCTGTCTTTGTTTTCACGAAGTTCCGAATCGGTATCAATCAAACAACCCTTTTCTCCCATCCAACCTTTGCCTCCTTGAAAATTAATCATAACCTGAGACAATTGAACATCTCTCGCATCTTTCAATTCACATCCACAACCATAGGGATTATCCATCATATAATAACCCGGGCCTTGCGATTGGATAATATCCAAATCCACGGCCACCGGATCACTTAACAGAGATCCTTTGGAAAACAAGTTAAACTCAGTCGCATTCGCTTCCTGCTGAGTGCAAGAATTCACGTCGCGTCCTGAGTTTTTAGGGTCAGCAAATCCCGAATATCCAGTTGAGGGCATAACTTTTTGAGACATTTATACTTAGATAGATATTTTATTATATCATCAAACAAAAATAAAAGGATAAAAGGATAAAGTCTTAATTTAAGCGGTGCTGGGTAATACTCCCGTGGTTCCCGCTCCAGACAAACAAGCCAATCCATTGCCTTCCTTACAGGTATCGGTAGTTCTATACAACCAATGAGCAAAGGCACTTTGATCTGGAACACCCTCTCTACCTGGCACAGTAAAGAATTGTCTTTGGGAGTTTTCTTTCCTGAAAATATCGGTGTAGTTTCTATACAACCCTTTATCAAATTCATTTTCTATTTTTCGTTGAACACCTTTGTTATCGTAAGATGTGCACGATTTAGGTAGTTCTTTATCAGCCGAAACATCGTAAAACGGAACATTCATAAAAGGATTATCTTTTGTAGGGATTTGACATCCTACATTGTGAGATTCAGCGATTACCGGGACATCATTTTTTAATTGGGTGAGAGTTTCATCTTTTTGAAGAGAAGAATTATTTTTCCAAAGAAGATAGGTCACTAGGGCTGTGATAACAGGCACCGCAAACATATTCGTATCCCGGTTGTAAATATACACAAAAATAGAATAATATATAGTAAATCGCACAATGGCATTTAATTTACGAATATTATCAAATTCTTTTACAGGAAAGATTTCAAATAAATAGGGTCTTTCATATAAAATACTCGGTTGATTATACCAAAAAGGTGTATACATCTATATCCATAGAAAACATTAAAAAAATAATTATTGATCGTCTTTTGTAACTTTGACTTGGGCTTTGCGTTGTTTGAGTTTTTTCTGGAGTCTTTCTTGGGTTTTGTTCCGAGGTTGTGCGGGTTCAGGTGCGGATTGTGTAGGTTGTGTTGGCTGAGGCATCCCTTGCATCCCCTGCATCATAGATAACGCTTGAAACATCGGATTTTGTCCCATACTTTGATACATTGATTGGGCTTGTTGAACCATAGCCTCTTGATCAATTTCACCGGTATCCACTTTCTGAGACACTGTCGTATGAATTGTATTCATAATTTTACCGAGTCCATCTCCGCTCATCAATTTTTGAAAGACCTCCATCGGATTATCTGAATCTGAATCCAACATAGACTCTATATCAAGAGATTGAGATACCTCTTGAGCTATTTTACCGATATCGGATTGAAGCATCATTTGTTCCATATTCTCTAGAGGATTGGAGCCTTCGGGTTCAGGTAAGGGTTCAGGTAAGGGTTCTTGCATATTTTCTGTCATTTTTTTGATTTTCTTAACGTCCGAGGCAACATTCTTATCCTTGATATCTACCTCTTTGTTATCCGATAAATCTGACAAAGCCGATTGCAAATCCTGACTTGATTTGTAATTGATCGCGAGCAAGCAAAAGGTTTGAAGATATTTCCAAATGGCTTCCTTGGTTTTATCGGATATATTTGTGCTCCACATATGTTTGAATGAGATATCCGTCAAGATCATAGGGTCTTCATCAAATACAGATTCATCTTTATTAGTAATCTTCTTATTTAATTTATGAACCCGATCCAAAAATTCTAGAAGTAATTCTTGTTGGTCTAATTGACAAGACTCTAAGAGTAAAACTTCCATATAGACATCTTCTAACTTTACTTGATATTCAGGAAACACTTTGATGATATCTTGAATAAAATTCTTAAACACTGACAAACATTGATTTCCACACTCCATTTGATACCCGAGGATATAAATAAATAGTAATTGGGACGCATTATTTAAGTAGATTTCTTTCAGCCATCAATCGTTCATAGGATTCATCCATTTTCTTGAGTTTTTCAGATTGTTGAAATTGTTGATTGCTGGTTTCTAAGGGTATTTTATTGGGTGATTGAGCTAAGGAATCATTGGAATCACTGATAAAAGAAAACCGATTGTCTTCTAGAGAAACCCTACCTTTACTACAATCATCATTGGATTCAGATATAGGAGAAAATTCACACCCACCATCCGGACACCATCCCACAATATCGTCTACGGGATCATGACTAGGACCCTTATCAACTTTCGTAGGTCGTGCTCCGATACCTTGTTGAGGTGCTTGTTGAGGTGCTTGTTGAGGTGCTTGTTGAGGTGCGTGTCCTGAACCCATATAGCGTTGTTTCAACTCAGGATTTTGTTTGAATATCTGATCTACCATATTATTTAGGTAACCAAAGACATCATCATTACGTATCATATTTTGCTCTACCACCAACGTGGGAACACTCTGAACATAATCCGGAAACTGTTGTGTAGCTACATCAATTATATGGAATTGACTTCGTAAAAAATCATATTTGTGAATTCCAATTAACAATCGCTTACAATGAGGACAATTCCGACTGATAAATAAGTTTCTCTGACTCATTTATATCCAATCAATAAATAATAATGAGATGAATAAACACATAGGTGAATAAACAAAGGTAAATTTGATTTAAATATAATCTTCTTTAGTATATAACAACTATGGACGAAGAAGACTTGGGACAAGAGTTTGACTATGAAGAACTTGATTATTCCGATGAAGAAGTGGATGAAGAGGTAAATATCATAGACCCCTCTGAAAAACCAGATAATCTTCAATTTTACAAACACTATACGAAACAATCCAAAAAACGTATAACTGATCCTTGTTTAACCAAGTATGAAAGAACTAAGGTCTTATCTGAAAGAGCCCAACAAATTGACAATGGAGCGATGGTATACATACCCCTAACCGATAACTTAACCAATGCCTATCAGATTGCCGTTGAAGAACTACGCCAACGAAAGCTTCCCTTTATCATTTGTCGTCCGTTACCCAATGCTATAGGTTATGAATATTGGAAATTAAATGATTTGCTGTATTGAAAAAAAATATTAGCTAAGTATATAGATGAAATTGGATACGTATTGTGTTGCTTTGATTGTCTTGATTTTATTTTTGGTGTATATTGACCAAACTAACAATGTAGAGGGGTTTGGTGCTGAGTTGAGTGAGCTAGACACGCCTCCGATCGGACCTTACACAGGTTCTCCTCCACAACAAAGACAGCAAGATTATGAACCCATTGGTCTTAAACCTCAGAAAGTTGCGATGAAACCTCCGGTCAGTATGGGAGGTGTAATGGGTCTGGTTGAGAGCGCAGGTTCTCCGTTGGCATCGTTAGATTCGGCCTTTGAAGTTATGGGTCCATCACCCGTCCCTACGCAGATCCCGGCAGATGTTCGTCCCTTTGGCTCCCGAGTAGGCGGTCCCGACAACACCGGCGATGAATCTTTGGGTTCTGCGATGGCTCCTCCAAGTGGCGGTGCCAGTAGCGCTTCCAAGTCATTAGAAGTTCATATGGTCTATGCACCTTGGTGTGGATGGTCCAAGAAGGCGCTCCCTGAGTTTGAGAGATTAGAAAGTGAATTTAACGGAAAACAAATGGGTGATTATTCTGTAACTGTCTTGAAACACGATTCAGATACAGCAGAAGGTAAGGCGGTGGCTAAGGAACACGGTGTCAAAGGATTCCCTACTCACTTTGTAATTAAAGACGGTCAAAAGATGGATGCGAGAGGTCGTTCATTTGACGAACTAGCGTCTCAAATTAAAGAACTCACAGCCTAATATTTTTTATCCACAACATATTGAGTTCGGTAGCCTCCTCCCGCAGCAGCCGCAGTTTCATCGCCATAGGCTCCGGTATTTTGTTGAGCGTAATCCCAGTATTCTTGGGCTCCTAATTTAAAATCATCGTGTTCTGAGGCTTTATACCAAAAGACTTGATCTTCTAATTTATTACTTTTCGCATTGTTATTGATCACCAAGCACTCAAAATTTTCGGTGCATTGATCCATAACTTGACAAAACATCTCAAAGGAAGGAAACATTCCTGCATAGTGATCATACAATCTCTTTCTATTGTTGACGAAATTTTCTCGTAAGATAAATACAAAATCCACATTGGTTCGTAAATTGGGTGGAATCCCTAAGGCATACTGCATTGTAATCACGAATAAAATCTTAAAGTGACGACCATTCATAAACAAGGAACGCACATTTTTGTCTTTGACCCAAGATTGATCGTAAATACAATCATCTAATAATAAGAATAATCTCGGGTCAATCACCGCATTGGCATTGATTTTATCAATCATCATTCGTTGTCGTTTCAATACATTGGCTATAATACCCGGTGTATATTCATCGTGAATAAATAACGGAGGGACCATTTTCTTATAATATCCGTTGGCCGCCTCGGTGGCTGAGATCACTTGACCGCAGGGAATATCTCTATGTTGATACAACAAGTCTTTACACAAAAACGACTTACCTGTTTCACGCTTCCCAATCAAAACCACAACTTTATCATCTTTGATTTGACTCATATCAAATTTCTTAAGTTGTATTTCCATTATACAATGATAGATACTTTATTTTCTACTGATTAAACGTTTAATCTAGCTAATTAATGTATGTCAATGAATCAATGGATATTAAGTATCACAAATGGTCTAAATCAGACGCCAAACGATTCTTTCAATCATGTAGAAATCATTTGAATGTTATCGAACCTCAATTGTATTTTCCTATCATGTCCTTATTCTTTTATACTCACAACACACCCTATTCTCATCGCGTGATTGACTTTAAACGAGATCATTATGTCAAAGAAATCCTATCCCAAACTCCACTCAAACCCTATACATCCAATAGTTTGGTGGAATGTGTTGTGAACGAAAAGAATGTAATTCAAACCCGAACTCTATTTGCGAAAGCCATCCCATTGTTAGACCCCATCCACTACCTATTGAATAATTATTGTATTAGCCATCATCGGAATCCTCTGCTACCTTCCAATTACAATTTCAATACGATATCCAAGATTAATGATATGAATAATATGGGTTACATTGATGTCTTTTTTTCCTTTATAGCCAGTCAAATCACTCTCAAACAAAAAAATCCCTCCTTTCCTCGTTACTATGGAGCCTTTACTTGTTTGGGGAGTTATAAACATGATATCACGGAAGATATCCATGAGCTAAAACATCACGATGGATTCAAATCAATCTTACCTATGATTGATATAGATCGCTTTGATTTTGAATCAGGTTCAGAGTCAGACTCAGAGTCCGAAGAAGAAGATTACATCGCTACCTTTCAAAAATTTCCTATGATCTATCAATGTATTGAAGCTCTAGAGGGAACCTTAGAAGATATCATACAACAAGAGTTATCATTACCCCTACTCAAAAGTTGTTTATTTCAAATTACCTTTGCTTTGATTTATCTTCAGAAACACTATTATTTCACACATAATGATTTACATATTAATAATGTGATGTATCAATCCACCGACAGACCTTTCTTGTATTATAAATACAATAATCAATATTTCAAGATCCCTACGTATGGAAAGCTATTCAAAATCATTGATTTCGGACGAAGTATATTCACCTTTCGCAAAAAGACCTATATGAATGATGTATTTTCTAAATATGGAGAGGCCGAAGGACAATACACTCACCCACCCCAAGTATCTTTCTTAAAACAAGATATAACGAAGCCTGTATATCCCAGTTATCATTTTGATTTGTGCCGATTGGCTATTACGATGATTGATGAAATACGATACAATCACGATGAAACTCTAGAAAATGACGATGACTATCAAGACTTTTTAGATTATTTGAAATATTTAGTGACAGATACACAAGGAGTTCGGTTAGATAAACTAGAAGATAATTTTGATTTATATGTTAGAATCTCCCGAGATGCGTGTCATTGCCTTCCCAGTGATGTGATTCAAAGTTCTTTTTTCAAAGAATTTCGGGTGAAAAAGAAAGTATTTCCTAAAAAAACTTATTATACAACTTAGAAAGGACATTGGCCTCCTTTCATATCATTCATACGAACTACAGTCGTTGCTTTGGGAGTTTCGCTCAATGCGATTTTACCAAATAGCACAACGATAAAGGTAATTATAAATAAGATAATTGTATCGTGTAATTTATCTTGTTGTTCTTTTTCAGAACGACTTTTTTCTCTGGTAATCACATACACCACAGCCGTGATTATACATGACACCAATAAACTAAACCCAAAGGCAGTATCTAACATATAGTTTCTCAATAGACAAAATATTCTCAATTTAGACTCATTCAGTATCGTCACCTGATCCATCGTCTCCATCGTCTCCATCTGAATTGGGACCCGTGGGCTCTGTTACAGTGGCACTCCCAGTTCCAAATTGAATTCCATCGGTAGAAATTCTCGTAGTTATCAGGAAGGAATAGATGAATCGGAATGCATAGGTGAAGCCAAAGGATATATACTCAGCACCTAGAGAAACATACTCGTTTAATTCATTCATAGCATAGATTATACCGAATCCTATCACTAAGGGAGCGATCAATACCACCAAGAATAATTTACCTTTATCCATAGACATTACATTGGAAAATTTAGATGTAAATAAGGAAGGAATATCGGTTGATTGAAAGTTGAAATCAATGACTTTCTTGACTAAACCCATCACTGAGTTACTCATACCCTCTAATAAATTCCCGATGAGTAGTATTACGTAACTGAAACCATAGTATCCAAACGGTAATCCTATGACTATCAATGCTAGGACAAATAGAATAATACGATAAAGAGGAGGTAGTAGCTCATCTAATTCAGGCATCGGAGCGATACCGTGAGCGAAAGCATCGTTATTTAATTGATAACATTCACTACCTAACCATTCCATATGTCCGTCATTGTCCGCTCCATCCGCGTGAGAGCAGGTATCGGTATCCGAGGACCATTGACACGAAGGATATCTTTCGCAAGCCTGTTGTTTAGTCACACCATCCAAATCAATAAACGACATATCATTCACTTCGTCACAGATATCCGCTCCATCCGAATTATAGTGACAAATATATTCTCCACCTCCACCATATCCATCATCGCAATCCACATTACAACTACTCATAAGACTCGCGGAACACTCACTACGATGAACTCCTTGCTCTTCCATTGTGATTTCACCTCCCGTCCAGGTAGTAGGAATATCGGGTTGGTCTTCTAACCGATCTACCAATGTTTCACACGTCCCTGTATTGTAATAGTTGTATTTTTGAACATATACTTTGTTATTTTGTTCGCATTCAAAGGCCGTTCGTATATCGTTCACCTCAAATTGACGAGATTCATCCAACGCTTCACAAACACCGGTGTAATCTCCAATACTTTCTGAATTTACATATTGAAATCCATCTTGGTGATTTTCACTAGACTCACATAATTCTGTTAAGCTAAATTCCCCACTATCCACAATACATTCGGAGGTTTGCGTTTCGGTCCACGTAATTCCACTGTCACTTTCTTCCAAGGCATTCAACTCATTCAACTCACCACACACATCCACAATTTCCTTCGATGAATCTAAGCAAACACGCTCACCATCCTCTATCATGTATTCATTACCCAACGCCTTACAAATATGTTTGACTGGATATCGTTGGTTCGGGTCGTCACTACTCTGACAAAA